GCTGCAGCAGGTTCTGCCGCACAGGTGGGTCAGTTCTATACGTACTCCGTCGGGGCGTCGCAAGAACTGGCCCTCTCTGTTCCCACTGTTGCCCGCTCGATTCAAATGATTGCGTCCATGGTTGGCTGCTTAGAACTTAAGCATTACACCACCCAGTGGACTGGCGAAGAGTACGAAGAGATCTATTTGGAGAACGAGTCGTGGATGGATCAGCCCGATCCCAAGGTCACGCGCAACTTTATTTTCTCCCAGCTCGTCACGGACCTTATGCTTCACGGTCGCGGATTCTGGTACATCACCAGCCGATCCACTGCCACAGGACGCCCGCTTTCGTTCCAATGGTTACCCGCCGCAATGGTGACGACCATGGATCAGGCTGGACCGCAATGGTTCGGCCCGTCCGACCAAGTCGAATTCAACGGTTACCCACTTGCAACCGATGACGTCGTGCAATTCTTAGCACCAACTCAAGGTCTGCTTTATACAGGCAACCGGGCAATCATGACGGCCTTAAAACTTCAGCAAGCCGCCGACCGTTTCGCTGTCAACGAAATTGCCGCTGGCTGGTTGCAACAAACCGACGCATCCGAACCAATGTCAGCCGAAGATCTTTCCGAACTTGCAGCTGCTTGGCGTAACGCTCGACAAGTTGGTGCCATTGGCGCACTTAACAGCGTCGTCACTTTTAAAGAGTTCTCCAGTGACCCGAACAAACTGCAACTGATTGAGTCGCGTCAATTCCAGTCGCTAGAACTGTCTCGGGCCACTGGAATACCTGCTTATTTGCTCGGTATTGGCGTTCAGGGTTACACCTACCAGAACGCGCAACAGGCACGCCAAGATCTTTACTTGTTTGGCACCAAACAATATTTAGATGCCATTGAGCAGACTCTGTCAATGAACCAACTTTTGCCCCGTGGACGCTACGTCAAATTTGATGTTTCCGACTATGTGTACGAAAACGATCTAGGAAATGTTGAGCGCGAACCCGCTTTTGATTCAGGAAACCGCGAGGAAGAATATTCATGATTAGATTGACCGCTCAACAGATCACGCTGGACGCGTCCGCTGATGGTGAACCGTCGCGTCAAATTACTGGCCTTGCTGTCCCGTGGAATGTCAAGGCCCAATTAAGTGGTGGTGAAAGTGTGGTCTTTCTTGAGGGCTCACTGCCCGAGGACGGCCCAATGCCGAAACTCTTGGAATACCACGACGACACGCGCGTCATTGGTCGAGTCACCGAGCGCGTATCAACTTCTGAAGGCATGATGTTCGTGGCAAAACTGAGCGCCACTCGCGCCGCCGATGATGCTCTCGCACTGCTTGCCGACGGCGCGCTAGACAGCGTTTCGGTCGGAGCAATCCCCACCAAGTTCAAGCGCCTGTCAGACGGGACTCTAGAGGTCTCTCAAGCCCGATTTGTAGAACTGTCGCTTGTCACTGTGCCAGCGTACGAATCAGCACAGGTCTACTCAGTCGCCGCCTCATCACCCGATGAAAGCGAACCCGACGAAACCGAAACCCCAACAGAAACAACCCCAACACCATCCGAGGAGGATGAAATGTCAGAACCCACAACCGTTGAAGCCGCAGTTGCGACTCAACCCATCTATGCAACCGCCGTTAAGCGCGACGCAAAATTGCCGACCGCTGTCGAATACTTGAGTGCTGCCATTGCTGGCGGAACTGCTTGGGAACGTATGCACGAAGCACTTCGCGCCGCAGCTCCCGACGTGGTCACCAGCGACACACCCGGTGTGCTCCCAACCCCAATCCTTGGGCCTGTCTACAACAACTTTGTCGGTCGCCGTCCAGTTGTCGATGCAGTCGGTGCCAAGTCGATGCCCGGTGGAGGCAAGATCTTTATCCGTCCCGAGGTCACGACCCACACCAGCATTGGTGCAAGCCTTGCCGAAATGTCCAACCAGTCAGGCACTTTCGTGGTGAGTTCGAATCAGGTCACCAAGCAAATTTTCGGTGGCTATGTAAACATCTCCGAAGCCGATCTTGATTGGACCGATCCCGCAATCTTGTCAATCTTGCTTGACGACATGGGCCGTATCTACGCCAACGCAACCGACAACTATGCAGCCGATACTTTGGTCGCTGGCGCAACCACAACTCAAGCGTTTACCGCTGCCGACACTGACGACCCGTCAGTTTGGGCCGCTGAAATTGCTGAAGCTGCAGCAACGATCCTCACTTCGTCAAATGGCAACTTGCCGACTCACTTGTTCGTGGCTCCCGGTATTTGGCAAGATTTGATTGCTTTGTCGGATTCGAGCAAGCGTCCGTTATTCCCACAGATCGGACCGATGAACGCATTTGGTAATCTTGCACCCGGTCAAGTCAACGGAAACGCGTTTGGTCTGCAAGTTGTTGTTGACCGCAACTTTGCAAGTGCGACTTGTATCGTCGGCGACGCATCTGGTTACGAACTGTTTGAACAGCAGAAGGGCGCGATCTCGTTGGACAACCCGTCCACCTTGTCACGCACTATTGCGTTCCGTGGCTACTTCGCCGCATTGATGATTGACTCAAGCAAGTTCGTCAAGTTCACGTTCGCCTGATCCGACTGACTAAGTAGAGAGACTGCACCATGGCCACATTTAGCGTGACGCATCACCAGCGTCTAGACGATGTTGCTGTGGTGCAGACCCTCGAAGCAACCGACATAACAGTCGGCCAGACAATCACACTCACTGGACTCGGTCACGGTCTTAACGGCACCTACATTGTTATTGCTGTACCGGTTAACTTGTTTGCTGGCGTTAACGAAGCAGGCGACCTGCTTTACAACGAAAACGAAATCATTGTTAACCAGTTGATGTTTCAAGATGTCGGCGACGATCTAGAACGATCTGCAGCCGATCCGTTTGGAACTTTGACATGGACTTTGACGTGCACATGGACCACTGTCGCAGCTGTTCAAGAGTTTCTTGGGATCGCGTCGGCCACGGCAAATGACACGGCGTTCCTAACGACTTGTGTCGCAGCTGCAAACTCTTGGTGTTTCAGGCGTCGCGTGCAGGCTGGTTACCACGACAGTCTCACGACTGTCCCTGACAGTGCTGCACTGTTAGGAACTACGCTTTACGCCGCAGGGCTTTACCGTGAACGCGGGACCACTGGAGACAGTTACGCGTCGTTTGGTGACATGACAGGACCACCGCTAATGACCTTGGGTCGAGTCAACCAGTTGCTCGGCATTAAACGATCGCAGTGTGCATGAAATGGCAGGCATTTTCACGGACGCGATTGATGCTGTCTCAGCCACGATCACGGCTCTCGGGCTTAAGCCTGTCACTGATCCTCGCAACGCTCGACCGCTTACTGTATTTATTGAGCTTCCTGTTTTCACTGCGTTCAATAACCAAACGGCGGACATCACGATTGATCTCCGAGTGTTGGGCGCGCCACCCGGCAACAGCGACTCTACGACGTACATACTCGGAGTCGTTGATCAACTGATGGACTCTTCTCTCGCAGTTGTATCTGGACGGCCTTCGCTTGCTCAGATCGGATCGCAAGATCTACCTGCTTACGACCTCACAATTAGAATCGGCTCAAGCCGCAGATAAAAGGACAAACAATGCCCACAACTTACCTATCAAACCCAACCGTCAATGTCACCAGCCCGTCAGCAATCGCGCTCACCAGCAACTGTTCTGCAGCGGTATTGACCCTTACGGCAGAGGCGCTTGAAAACACGAGCTTCGGCCAGACATCCCGCACCTACACGGCTGGGTTGTTCAGCAATGAATTGACCCTGACCTTGTTCCAAGGTTACGGAACGACTGAAGTGGAAACCTACTTGAACAGTTTGTTCGGTGTTGCCTCCACCATCGTTGTCAGCCCGTCTGGAACAACCGAGTCCGCTTCGAATCCTGAATACACCCTCACTGGTTGCTACCTTGAGACCGTTACGCCAATTAACGCAACCGTCGGCGAACTGTCAGTCGTTGAGGCCGTGTTTAAGGGTGGCACTTACGCACGCGACATCACCACACCGTAATCCGTAAACTGATCCAATCCCGACTAGGAGAACCATGAAATTAACACTTAGCGTCCGACTCACCGATGGTGAGACTTACCAAGTAATCACGAACCTGTTTGTGATCATTTCGTGGGAGCGTAAATT